TCCTCGCACCCCTGGGGGAATGAGGACCGGCACGCCAGCCAGCTTTCCCGCTGTACGACCCCCCCAAACGGGCCTCGGCTGATGGCCTCCCCTTACCCCAAGCCCGCAGCGACCCGCCAGAGGCGCAACCGGACCACCACGGCCGCCCGGATGGAGGCGCCGCCCGCCACGCGCGTCCCGCTGCCTGCAGTGCGGTGGTCGTCGATCAAATGCCTCCAGTGTCACCTCGCGAAGTGGTCCCACATCCGCCGCTGGTTCGAAGAGGCCGAGGTCGAGCCCCACGATTACGACCCGGCGCCCATCGCATGGCGGCCGACCACCGTGACCTGGTGGGACACGATCTGGGACAGCCCCATGGCCGCCGAGTGGGTCGACGCGGACGTCCCGGGCCTGCTCGCGCTCGCGATCCTCGTGGACGAGTTCTGGACCTTCGGCGACTCCAAGATCCACGCCGAGATGCGCCAGGCGTCGCGCGAGTTCGGGCTGTCGCCGCTCTCCCGTCGCCAACTGCAGTGGGAGATCCACCGCGCCGAGTCGGTCGCCAAGCCGAAGGCACCCCCGCCCCCGCGCCGGGCATCGCGCGGCGGGCTGTCCGTCCTCCAGGGCAAGGCCGGCTGATGGCGCACCTGATCGTGCCCCCGATCGAGGGCGACGGGGACTGGCCGTCCCTCGGCCCGCAGGTCGCGGACTGGCAGGAGTCCACGCTGGCCTTCGGCCCAGGCGACCTGCTGGGCAAGCCCTACCGGCTCGATGAGGAGGATCGGGCGCTGCTCGAGCGCGCCTACCAGGTGTATCCGCCCCAGCACACCGGGCGCTGCCGGTTCGATGAGGACGGGGCCGGCTGGCGGTGCAGCGTCGGCAACGGCAAGTGCGGCCGACGTCGGTTCGACACCGTCGTGTACATGCTGCGCAAGGGCCTGAAGAAATCCGAGCGCGCGGCTGGCGTGGCCGCGGTGGAGCTCGCCGATGACGGTCCCGTGCGCTGCGACGGGTTCCGCCGCGCGGGTAGGCGGTGGGAGCCGATCGGGCGCCCCGTCGTGTCGCCGTTCGTGTTCGTGTTCGCGTTCGCCAAGGAACAGGCCGAAGACACGAGCTTCGATGCGATGCGCCAGATGATCGCTCTCGGCCCGGGGGTGGACCGGTTCGATGTCTGGGAGGAGCGGATCCTGCGCCGCGATGGAACGGGCGAGGCGAAGGCGATGGCGTCGGCGCCTGACTCCAAGGATGGCGGGAAGACGACGTTCCAGATCAAGGAAGAGCCCCACCGCTGGGTCCTGCCGCGCCATCACGAGTCCCACCAGACGACGCGCGGCAACCTCTCCAAGCGCCCGATCGCCGAGCCCTGGGAGCTGTTCCCGACCACGGCCTACGCCCCGGGCGAGGGGTCGGTGGCGGAGGAGCTCCACGAGGCGGCGCGCAAGCTCACGGGCGACGCCGCGAAGACGTCGCGGATGTTCTTCTACTACCGCTGGGCGGACACGAAGATCAAGATTCGCGACGACGACGGGGAGATCAACGAAGAGGGCCTCCGGCGGGCCATCATAGACGCCTCGGGCCCGATCGCCGCGAAGTGGTCGGACGTCGACGGCATCATGGCCCTCCAGTTCCAGGCGCCCGGTGCCGACCAGGCGTATGGCGAGCGGGTGTGGCTCAACCGCACCGTCAAGCGGGCGGTGTCGGCATTCGACATGGAGAGCTGGAAGCGCAACGCGCGACCGGCCAGGCGGATCCCGGCGGGCGCGCAGATCACGCTCGGGTTCGATGGTTCGCGGGGGTCGGTGGACCCCAAGCGCTCACCGGACCATACCGGCCTCATCGCAACCGAGATCGAGACGGGCTTCCAGCAGAAGCTCGCGCACTGGGATCCAGCGCTGTTCGAGAGCCGCATGATCCCGCGTCACGAGGTGGACATCGCGGTCGACGACGCGTTCACGCGGTACGTCGTGTGGCGCATGTACGCCGACCCGCCCGACTGGGACAGCGAGATCGCGGCCTGGCGCGCGAAGTACGGCGCGGAGCGCGTCATCGAATGGCCGACCTACCGCGAGCGGCCGATCGGATTCGCCTGCGCGAACTATGCCAAGGCGATCGAGACGGGCGAGCTGATCCACGACGGGGACAAGGAGTTCACGGCCCACATCGGCCACGCGCACCGGAAGCCCGTCAACGCCCGCGACGACAAGGGCGAGCGCCTGTGGACGATCCAGAAAGAGCGCGAGGGGTCACAGCTCAAGATCGACCTCGGGATGTGCGGCGTCCTCTCGTGGGAGGCCCGGACCGACGCGATCGGCGCCGGCGTAATGCGCATCGAAACGCAGGTGTCGGCGTACGAGACGTTCACGAGCCTGCTCGCATGAACCGTCTCCGCCCGCTCCTGCCCGAGACGGACAACGGCCGCGCCCTGCTGCTGGGCCTCGTCCTGACCTCGCTCGGCCTGCTGGTGATGCTCCCGCCGGTCGCCCTCTGGGGCCCGGGCGCCGCGATGCTCGTCCCGGGGGCGATCTTCGTGTTCCTCGCTTTCATCACCCCGCCACCGGAGGGTGAGTCATGAGATTCCTCGACCGCGCCGCGGCCACCACCGTCATCCCGTTCACGCCCTCGACCTATGACGAGGCGTTCCGCGACCGGCTGGGTCCGATTGCGACGAACATCAGTGCCGACCGGTCAGAGGCGATCCCGGCGGTCTACGCCTGCACCACGGTCATCAGCGAGGACATCGCGAAGGTCCCGCTGCACATCCTCGAAGACCTTGGGTCGGACGCGGATGGGCGATCGCTGGGCAAGCGCCGGGCCTCGGACCACGAGTGGTACGACGCTCTCCACCACAGGGCGAACGACTATCAGACCGCGCTCGAGATGCGCGAGATGATGACGGCGTTCGCGCTCAACCGTGGCGTCGGCGTGGCGCGCAAGATCCGGCGCAGCGTCGGCCGCACGGTCCGCCGCGAGCTCGAGCCGCTGCACCCCGACCTCATCACGATCGAGACGACGGACACCGGCGACCTGCGCGTCCGCTACCAGAACCCGATCGAGCGCAAGGAAGAGCGCCTCCTGGCTGACGAGGTGTTCGTCCTCTGGGGCCGGCGGCGGCGATCGGTCCTCTCGTTCATGCGGGAAGCGTTCGCCGTCCAGCTCGCAATGATGGAGTTCGCGAACCAGACCTGGAAGCGCGGCCCGCGCCACACGGGCGTGATCCTGCGCCCGAGCACGGCGCCCCGCTGGACGGACAAGGCGCAGGAGAACTTCCGCAAGGCCGTTGACGAGTACATGGGCGAGGGCGAGCGCGCCGGACGCCCGATGCTCCTCCAGGACGGCATGACGTGGGCCAACAGCGGGTTCTCCCTGACGGACTTCGAGTTCCTCGGCCAGCTGCAGCACGGCGTGGCCGATGTCTGCCGGGCGTACCGAGTGCCCCAGCACAAGATCCAGGAGCTCCTGCGCTCGACCAACAACAACATCGAACAGCAGAGCGTGGACTACGTCGTGGACTCCCTGCTCGGCTGGGCGGTGCGCTGGGAACAGGCGTATCGCGCGCAGCTGCTCAGTGAGCCGTTCGTCGCCGAGCACAACCTGGACGGCCTCCAGCGCGGCGATTACAAGGGCCGTGCCGAGGGCAACGCGATCTACGTCAGCCTCGGGGTGCGCAGTCGGAACGAGGTCCGCGAGGACCAGGGCTGGAACCCGGTCGACGGCGGCGACGACATGCTGGTCCCGCTCAACATGAACATCCCGGGGACCTCGGTCGCCTTCGCTCCTCCCAATCGGCTGGGCGAGGCGCACCGCCGCGCGCTCGTGCGCGACGGGGTGTCGCGCGTCCTGCGCAAGGAACACCAGACGCTCGCCAAGGTCGCTGAGCGCACCGGCGGCCGCGGTGACGAGTGGGAGCGCGAGGTCAACACCTTCTACCGCGAGCACGCCGAGTGGACGTCCCGCGTCCTCGCCATCAGCGAGGAACGCGCCGCGCGCTACACCCGCGGCCGGGCCGGGGACGTCATCGCCAGCCCGTCGCTGCTCGTGGATCTCGAGGACGCATCGGACACCCTGACCGCCATCGCCCTGGCCGACGCCCGGGAAGGAGTCGCCGCATGAACCGCTACCGCCGTGTCGTGGAGTACCTGTCCGCCCATCCGTGGGCCATCACCCGGGAGAAACTGGACGGCATCGTTGAGCTGATCCGGATGCGGTCCGAGGGCGGTCGGCTGGCAGAGGACGAGATCGCGACGCGTCTCGCCGCGGCGCGAGCGACGCAGGGCGAGCGACGGGCGGAGTCGTTCGCTGGCATCGTGCCCATCTACGGCGTGATCATGCCGCGCGCCAACCTCATGACCGAGATGTCGGGCGGGACCACGGTCGAGGGCCTGCGGCGGTCGTTCCGCGCCGCGTTGGCGGATCCCGAGATCAGCCGGATCATCTTCGATGTCGACTCGCCCGGCGGGTCGGTCGAGGGCATCACGGAGATCGCCGCAGAGATCCGCGACGCCCGCGGCCAGAAGCCGATGACCGCGGTCGCGAACTTCACGATGGCCTCGGCTGCGTACTGGATCGCGGCCCAGGCAGACGAGATCATGGCCTCGCCATCGGCCCTCGTGGGGTCCATCGGCGTGTACGGCGTGCACGAGGACTGGTCCGTCGCGAACGAGCAGATGGGCGTCGCGCCGACCTACATCAGCGCCGGTAAGTACAAGACCGAGGGCAACCCCGACGCGCCGCTGGGCGATGAGGCCCGGGCGCACATGCAGGAGCTGGTCGACGCGTCGTATGACCTCTTCGTCCGCGACGTGGCCGCTGGACGGGGTGTCAGCCCATCGGCCGTCAAGGCGGGCTACGGCGAGGGGCGCGTGCTGCCCCCGGAAGCCGCAAGGGCCGCGGGGCTGATCGATGGCATCGCGACCTACGATGAGGTGCTCGGCTCCAAGCCCCCGCGCATGAAGGCCCGGACGAAGGCCGAGGATGTGGAGCTGATCCGCCAGGCGACGGGCGCTGCCGAGCACATCGACGTGGCTGCGCTCGCCGCGGACGCGGAGCGCTTCGCGTACGAACAGGAGCGTCGGCGACGGCTGGGCCTGCGACCGGCCTGATGTACTGCCGCTGGTGCCTCACCTGGTTCGCGGGGGACCACGAGTGCGACCTGTCGATCTTCTTCTAGCCCGATGATCGACGTCCTCGCCTCGGAGGTCCAGTACCGCCATCACCTGGAGCCGGTCCATGCAGCGCTTCCTCCGGAGATCCGCGGCCGCCTGCTCGATGGGGACGCTGCGATCCCCCACGACGGCGCGCCGGTCCTGGTGGCGTCATACCACGACCTTCGGCGCGCGAGACGAGCGGGTCGGACCCGGATCGCGTGGATCGAGCACGGTGTCGGCCAGTCCTATGGCGGCGACCCCGAGACAGCCGACCACCCCGCCTACCCCGGTGGCCGGGACCACGACGACGTCAGCCTGACGCTGACCCCCAATCGCACGGCGGCCGCCCGCTGGCTGGATCGCTACCCATCCATGGACGTGCGGGTCGTCGGCTGCCCCAAGCTCGACACGCTGCCCGTCCTCGAACCATCCGGCGAGCCCGTCGTGGCCCTGTCGTTCCACGGCAACGCGCACATCGGGGCGCCCGAGGCCCAGAGCGCGTGGCGCCACTACCGCGACGTCCTGCCCTCGCTCCGCGGCTTCCGGGTCATCGGCCACGCCCACCCGCGGTACGCGCCTCGTCTCCGGGGGTGGTACCAGCGGGCCGGGATCGAGTTCGTGCCCGACTTCGCGGAGGTCTGCCGGCGCGCATCGGTGTACGTCGCGGACAACACGAGCACGCTGTTCGAGTTCGCCGCCACCGGTCGGCCGGTCGTCGTGCTGAACGCGCCCTGGTACCGGCGCCGCGTCCAGCATGGCCTGCGGTTCTGGGAGACGTCGCACGTCGGGCTCAACGTGGAGGATCCGGGCTCCCTCGCCGAGTCCATCGCCAGCGCCCTGCGTGATCCGGAGCACCGACGGGTGGACCGCGAGGAAGCCCTGATCGATGCGTACGAGTACCTCGAGGGCGCTGCGCGGCGAGCTGCGAACGCGCTCTCCGACTGGGCCGCCTCGTGATCAGCGGGCGGGTCCTCGTCACTGGCGGGACAGGGTCCCTCGGCCGTGCGCTGATCGGGCGCGGGATCGCCGAGGGCTGGGACGCGGCGTTCGTCGTCTTCAGCCGTGACGAGGCCAAGCAGGCCGCGATGCGTGAGACGTACCCCTCCGTGCGCTACGTGCTGGGCGACGTGCGAGACGAGGCGACGCTGGAGGCGGCGGCCCGGGGTGCGGACGTCATCGTGCACGCGGCGGCGTACAAGCGCGTCCCCGAGGCAGAGCGCCAGCCGATCACCTGTGCCGGCGCCAACGTGGAGGGCTCGATCGAGGTCGTGCACGTCGCGCGCCGTCTCGGCATCCCGCGCGTGCTCGGGATCAGCACGGACAAGGCGTGCAGCCCGATCAACGCCTACGGCATGACCAAGGCCCTGATGGAGCGGCTGTTCCAGGCTGAGGCCCTCGAACGCCCGGAGGGGCCGGCGTTCACGCTCGTGCGCTACGGCAACGTCCTGTCCTCCACGGGCAGCGTCGTGCCCGCCTTCCGCGCGCAGATGGCGACGGGCGTCCTGAACGTCACCGATCCCGGCATGACCCGGTTCTGGATCACGCTGGACGACGCGGTGGACCTCGTGGAGGCTGCGCTGCGCTCTCCGGCGGGGACCATCCTCGTGCCCCGCTCACGCGCGTCGAGCATGGCCGTGATGGCCGAGGCCATCGCACCGGGGCTGCCGACCGTGACCACCGGCAACCGGGGCGGGGAGAAGCGCCACGAGCAGCTGCTGAACGTCCACGAGTCGCCGTTCGCGGTCGAGGCGCCAGCGGGCTATGTTCTCTCGCCCATGGCCGGTGAGCCGCTCGCGTTCCTCCCCGACGGGTTCGAGTATCGCTCCGACACGGCGCCCCAGATGACACCCTCTGAGCTCCGGGCCATCCTCGCGCGCATGGACGCCCACGAGGCGGTCCGGACCCTCGCCGCGTGATCCCGCGGACGCTGCACCACATCTGGTTCGGACCACGCCCCGTTCCGGAGGCGTGGATCGCCGCCTGGTGCGCGATGCATCCGGGCTGGGAGCATCGCCTGTGGCGCGAGGCGGACCTGGCCGGTGTGCCGATGGTCAACCGCGCGGCGTTCGAGGACTTCCTGGCGCGTGGCGTGTGGCACGGAGCGGCCGACATCGCCCGGGTGGCGATCCTGCGGGCGCAGGGTGGCGTGTACGTGGACGTTGACAGCAAGCCCCTGCGGCCGTTCACGGGCGCGCCATTCATGGACGCGGGGTTCTTCGCGGCCTACGAACCGTCGCCCTCCCTGCCGGGGCGGATCGCCAACGGCACCATCGGCGCGGAGGCCGGACACCCGATCCTCGCGACCTATGCCGAGCTCGTGTCGCGGATGGAGTGCCTCGCGGAGCCCTGGGACACCACGGGCGGCACCGGGCTCACAGCGGCCGTCCTCGTCCACCGCCAGTGCTGCAAGCCGCTCGTCCTGCCCGCCCGGACGTTCTACGCGACCGACGCCCACGGCCGTCCGGTTCCGGGTCGGGAGACGGCGTACAGCGAGCATTTCTGGGCGAGCACGAACCATGCCTACCCGGTGCGCGCCGCGATCATGGTCCCGCGTCGGGCCGGCGATTTGGTCCGCGATCGGTCATGGGAGTACGTCCGCCGCCATTGGGAGCCGCTCGGGCTGCCGATCCACGAGGGCCACCACGACGACGGGCCGTTCAACGCGGCCGCGGCGCGGAACGCGGCTGCGGAGAGCGCCGGCGATTGGGAAGTGGCCGTGTTCGCGGATGCCGACACGGTCATGGTCGACCACGAACCCGTCCGTCGCGCCATCGCGCAGGCCGCGAAGACCGGCCAGATGGTCCGGCCCTATGCCCGGTACTGGATCCTTGACCAGGGGGCGTCCGAGGCGCTCATGAGCACCGGTCGCGCCCCCCGATCGACGGGTGCGCGCCTCCTGCGAGCCGGGCAGGCCCACGGTGGCGTCAACGTGGTCCCTCGCGCCCTGTGGGACAAGGTCGGCGGGTATGACGAGCGCTTCCGGGGATGGGGGTCCGAGGACACGGCGTTCGAGCTCGCGTGCACCGTGCTCGGCGGCTTCCGCCAGACGCAGGGCGACGTGTACCACCTGTGGCACCCGATCAGCGCCGACCGCTCGACAGCCGACCCGGGCTTCCAGGCCAACGTCGCGCTCCGTCACCGGTATGAGGCGGCCCGCAGGCCGGGGGCCATGCGCGCGCTGGTCGCCGAGCACGACGGGCGGGAGCCCGCGCCTCCCGAAGTGGGACTGGTGATCATGACCAATGGCCGCCGCGACTGCATCGCCCGGACCATCCCATCCCTCGAGGCGCAGGTGGGTCCGTTCGCCCAGCGGGTCATCTGCGACGACTCGGGCGACCCCGCGTACGTCGCATGGCTGCGCGAGACGTTCCCCGCGTTCACCATCCGCGCTCATCCCCACCTGGGGCACGGCGGAGCGGTGCGGTTCGCGATGGCCGAGGCGGCCAAGCTGGACGCTGACTGGGTGTTCTGGTCCGAGGACGATTTCGAGTTCGCCTGCCGCATCGACGTGCCAGCCATGGTGCGCACGATGGAGACGGAGGGCGACGACCTGAAGCAGATGGTCATCCGGCGCCAGGCGTGGTTCCCGGCCGAGGTCGAGGCCGGGGGCATGATCGAGCGCTTCGATCCCGCGCTGTTCACGGAACGCGAGGGACCCTGCGGACCGTGGATCGAGCACCGCCAGTTTTTCAGCCTGAACCCGCACCTGATCCGGCGGTCCCTGCTCTCGGTCATCCGCTGGCCGGCCGTGGAGAACAGCGAGCATCACTTCGGCCTGCGACTGTTCCGCGACGCCCGGGTGCGGTGCGGGATCTGGGGCGCCAAGGCCGACGCTCCCATCGCGCGCCACAGCGGCGAGCGCGTCGGGACCGGGTACTGACGAATGTCCCTTGACAGGTATGCATCCGTGGCCGGATAGTCACTCTCGGAACTGAATCAGGCGCTGCGAAAGGGTCGGGCCTATGCCACCGGCCGGCGCAGTGCGACACAGGCAGCGACGCCCAATGGCGCGCGCAACTGTCGACCGTGAGCAATCACGGCGCCGGTTGACGCGCGTTTTGTGTCTCTGGCGCCAGAGCGCAGGAGACACTTCAGATGGCATCCCTCCTCGAGACCCTCCAGGCGGACCTCTCGACCGAGCAGGCGACTCTCGCTACCCTGACCCAGCAGCGCAACGTCCTCGAGGCCGAGGCGGAGACGGCCGGTTCATACGATCCGGTGCGCGACCGGCTGGGCCCGGTCGACTCCCAGATCAGCGCCCAGAACCAGCGCATCGAAGCTCTCAGCGGCGACCTGCGCCGCGAGCAGGACCGCCGCCAGCGGGCCCGCACGGCTCCTGCGGCGCGGGTCGAGCACGACGCGGAAGGGCCGATCACGCCCGTCGGCGGGTTCGCCCGCATGCCGGCCTCGCTCACCGACCAGTTCATGGGCTCGGACGCGTGGCGCAGCTACGTGTCGGCCGTGGCGCCGCAGGGCTTCGCTGCCCGGCAGCGGATCGAGAGCCCGAAGATCGAGATCGCGGGCAGCATCATCCCGGGCATGACGCGGCGCGGCCTCGTCACCGGCGGCTCGGTCACCTCGGCCGGCGCCCTGATCCTGCCCAGCCAGGCGGGCATCTTCGATGAGGGCACGTTCCAGCGCGAGCTGTCCGTGCTGGACGTCATCACCCGCGGCACGACCGACAGCGACACGGTCGAGTACGTCCGGACCACGGGGTTCACGAACCTCGCGGCCATCGTGCCCGAGGCCGACAACGTCGCCGACACCGACGACACCGGCCGCAAGCCGTGGTCCACGATCGCGCTCGCGCGGATCCAGGAGTCCGTCCAGACCATCGCCCACGGCGAGGCCGCGACGACCCGGGCCCTCGCGGACGCCGGCCAGATGCGCACGATCATCGAGAACTGGCTGCGCTACGGCCTGCTCGAGGCCCTCGAGGACGAGATCGTCGGCGGCGCCGGCGGGGCCGACCACTTCGACGGCATCCTGACGGTCGCCAACACCCAGAGCCAGGCGTTCGCGACCGACATCGCGACGACCATCCGCAAGGCGAAGACCAAGGTCCGCATCGGCGGCAAGGCGCGCGCCAACGCCGTCCTGCTCAACCCCGAGGACTGGGAGACGCTCGACCTGTACATGACCCTCGAGGGTCCGGGGTCGAACTTCCGCCAGGCCACGGACGAGAGCCCGGCCCGCATCTTCGGCCTCTCCATCGTGGAGACCGAGGCGGTCGAGGCGGGCACGGCGATCGTGGGCGACTTCCGGCGCGCCGTTCTCTGGGACCGCCAGCAGACGACCGTCCAAGCGACCAGCGGCTACATGGACTTCTTCATGAAGAACCTGGTCGCGATCCTCGCCGAGCTCCGCGCCGCCTTCGGCGTGATCCGGCCCGCGGCCTTCGTCATCACCGACGTCAGCGCCGGCTCGTAAGCAGGAGCCTCTCGGGGTCCGGGTTCGCCCGGGCCCCGACGGTCCTCGCCATGACTGCCTACGTCGACTCCTCCGCGGTCATCGCGGCCATCCCCTATTCGGCCCGTCCCGACCCCGACGACGCGGCCGAGGGGGCGGCCGTGGTGGCGCGTATCACGAGCCTGTGCACCTCCACCGCGGACATGATCGATGCCGAGATCGGCGTCGACTTCCACCGCCACCCGGCAGACGAGGACGACGCGGACGAGGTCCGGATCCTCGATGGCCGGGGGGGCCGCAAGATCCACGTCCACCGTGGCATCGTCTCCCTGACCTCGGTCGAGATCAGGCTGTCGGCGGCCCTTGACTGGCAGGCGCTCAATCCCGGCGACTGGGAGCTCGTCTCGATGTACGAGGACGAGTCCGGGCGTCCGTATGACCACATCCGCCTGACCGGTGTCGGGCGCAACTGCTTCCCGTCGGGCGAGCGGAACGTCCGGGCCACGGGCGTCTTCGGCTGGAACCTGCCGCCGGCGCGCCTGGTGGAGGCGAACATCGCATGGGTCCGCCAGCACCTTGCGGCCGGCGACTCGTACTCGGGCGGGATGCTCGTGCCCGAGGGCGGCACCGTCATCGTTCCCCGGCTCCAGATCCCCGACGACGTTCGGATGTTCCTCGTCCGGGAGTCCCGGCGGTACGAGGACTGTTGGACATGAGCGGCCTGGTCGTCACCTGGAAGGGCGGCAAGCAGGTCCACAAGCTCATGAACTCCCTGTCCAACCGGGAGCTGCAGAACCGCACCCGGCGCGCCGTGCGCAAGGGTACGGCCGTCGGCCGGAAGGCCCTGCGGGCGGAGGCCAGGAGCCGGGCCGACATCCCGAACTCGTTCGCGAAGACGAAGACGCGCAACCACCGGCTGCCTATCGCGTCCTCGGTCGAGCCCGCTAGCCCGCTGTTCCACATCTTCGAACCCGGCGCCACGAGCCACACGATCGCCCCCGGCAAGCTCCAGGTCTCGGGCAACCGCCCGATGCTGCTGTCGGGCCCTGCCGGCAAGCGTGGCCGCGAGCGGGCCTTTCTCGCCTCGCAGCCCGTGACCCACCCCGGCATGGCCGCCAGACCCCTGGTCGCGCCCGTGTTCGCGGCCGAGAAGGACCACATGGCAGAGGCCGCCATGGGCGAGCTGTTGAAGGGCCTCGAACGATGACCGAGCTCACGTCGCAGGGATGGTTCGCGGCCGTCGGTGACGTGTTCGCGCAGGTCGACGGGATCAAGCGCGTCTACGGCGTCAAGGGCGCCGCCACCGACCCCAAGGTGGTCCCGATGTCCTCGGAGCTCGTGACGAGCCCGCTGGGCGTCCTGGGCTACGGCGGGGCGCAGGTCACGCCCGGCTCGTGGGAGCGCCAGACGCACACGCTCAACGCCGCGATCTGGATCCCGGTGACGGCATCGTCGGTGGGGTCCTCGTACGAGCAGGCGGTGGCGTTCATCGATGCCGTCATGAACGCCTTCCCGCCGCGCTCCAAGGCCGGGAACGTTCACCCCGAGCTCGCGGCCGTGCTCGTGACCGCGTTCGAGGACATCACCCAGCGCACCTGGGGCGAGGGCACGCAACAGCGCGACTTCGTGGTCCTGCCGTTTTCCATCCAAGTGGTCCGCAACCGGGCCGCCCAGTACCAGCCAGGCTAAGGAGGCCCCGCAGTGGCGGAGAACGTCTTCAACATCTGCCAGCTCGGCCGCCAGGCCGGCACGTTCTATGAGCCGGGGGCGGCTGTCGCGGGCCGGGTCCTGTACCCGGTGTCCGACCCCATCGCGATCGAGCTCGACCGCGCCTCGCGCTACCCGGCCGAGGACTACGGCTACAACTGGGACGCGTACCCGTCCCGCGGCTCCCACGGCGTGCGGGGCGCGACACTGTCGATCAACTCCGAGGCCCGGTTCCATGACCTCATGGACCCCCTCGAGATGCACTGGGCGGGCGACATCACCCCGGTCGCCGGCGTCTGGGTCTACCCGTTCGAGACAGGCGCCCCGACCCTCGTCCCGTACACCGCGCGCACGGGCTCCGAGTCGACCGAGGACCAGTGGTACGCGCAGAGCGTCCTGATCGATGAGATGACGCTGGGCTTCGATGACCTCGATGCCCCGGGCATCCACCCCTGGACGATCGAGGGCTCCGCGCTCGGCGTCAACCGCGTGTCCTCGGGCCTCACGGCAGGCGTTGACGCGCCGCCCGTCCTGGAGTCGATGCAGGGCCACCTGTCCACCCTCGCCATCGGCTCCACCTCCACCGCGTTCGAGGCGCTGGACGAGCTGGCGGCGACGCTGATCAGCTTCTTCTGCAAGACGATGCGCCACCTCGTGCTGCGGCCCTACGGGTCGACCGGGGACGTCGCCACGGGCTACGGGTTCTCCGCCAAGTCCGAGGGCGAGGTGACGTTCAAGGTCCGGATCAACGCCGAGACCAAGAGCGTCCTGCACGACGCCTGGAACAGCGACGGAGCGGACCTCGGCGAGCTCCGCGGCCGGGTCACGGTCATCGGGTCCGGGACGAACCAGATGGACCTCGACTTCCGGGCCGGCCTGACCGCGGTCCCGATCGGCGAGCGCGACGGCGAGCGGGTGTACGAGTGCACCGGCAAGCTCGTCCGCGACGGGACGCTCAGCGCCCCGGCCCAGATCACGCTCGACAACGGCGTGACCTCGCTCCTGTCCGAGGCCGCGTACTCGTGAGCGACAACCGGGCCGACACCAAGGCGAGTCGGCCGTTCGTCATCGGTCCCTGCACCTGCCCCGGCAGGCCGCACACCGAAGACACGGCCGACCTCCGGGTGCTATACGGCTACGGCGAGCTGGGGCGTATCCGCCAGGCCGGGCGGCTGGCGGGGATCGAGGCCTACATGCAGGCCGCGATCCTCATCGGGGTCGTGCGCTGGAACCTCGTCCTCGCCAACGGCAGCGCTCGGCCGATCGATGCGGACGAGGTCGGGCTGCTGAGCGAGTCCATCGTGGATCGGCTCATGGCCGATGACGGGCTGGGCGCGGCGTTCGGAGACGACGAACTCCCAAACCCCTCCGCCGCTCCCTCGCCGAGTGGGTCGCAGGAGAGCGGCTTCCCGACCCCGACGACCCCGGAGCCCGCGACCTCTACGAGCACCTGATCATGGCCGAGCTGCCCGGTTGGGACCGTGCGCGGCTCGATACCGCGCCCGAGCCTGACGTTGCCGCGGCGCGGCTGATCGTGTTCGCCCGCGAGGTCAAGCCGCTCCTGCAGCGCGACTTCGCCGCGGAGATCGACGAACTCAAGGAACGCTCGCCGCGCGAGCAGGAGATCCACGACAAGCGGATGCGGGCGAAGGCACGCGACCAGCTCGTGATCGGGTGGCGCGGCCAGACGGCGCTTCGGAAGCTGCTGCTGCTGGAGCCGACTGATGGCCGGTAGCCGCATCCAGCGCGAGCTCGCGCTGCTCGTCACGGGCAAGGATGTCTCGGCCTCCAAGGCGCTGGGACGGGTCGACAGCCGCCTCCGTTCCCTCGAGCGGCACTCGGGCAAGGCGTTCCGCAACATCAGCCGGAACATCGAGTCGGGGATCGTTCTGGGCGCCGGCGCCGCTGTAGGAGCGATCGGGTACGCGGTCAAAGCGGCCGTCGACTGGGAGTCCGCATGGGCGGGCGTGAACAAGACCGTCGAGGGCACGCCGGCCCAGCTCCAGAAGATCAGCGACGGCATCCGGGCGATGTCGCGGACCCTCCCCGTCTCGGCTGTCGAGCTCGCGGCGATCGCCGAGAACGCGGGCGCCCTGGGCATCAAGACCGGCGACATCCTGGAGTTCACGCGCGTCGTCGCGCTCATCGGCACGACGACCAACGTGACCACCGATGAGGCGGCCACGGCCCTCGGCCAGCTGCAGAACGTCCTCGGGCTCACCGGGCAGGATTTCGACAACTTCGCGGCCTCGCTGGTGGACCTCGGGAACAAGGGCGCGTCGACGGAGGCGGACATTCTCGAGATCGCCCGGCGCTCCGGCGGCGCCGCGAAGCTGATCGGGGTCGCCAAGGATCAGACGCTCGGCTGGGCCTCGGCTGCGGCGAACCTCGGGATCAACCAGGAGCTCGCTGGCACCTCGCTCCAGAACTTCTTCGTGAAGGCGCTCAACGGTGTCTCGGGCGGTGGCGACAAGCTCAGCCTGTTCGCGAAGACGGCCGGCAAGAGTGCGTCGGCGTTCCAGAAGGCGTTCAAGAAAGACGCCTCGGGAGCCCTCGAGGGGTTCCTGAAGGGCCTCGGCAAGATGCCGAAGGATGCCCGGCTCACGACCGTCCAGAAGCTGTTCGGCAAGGGCACAGGCCTGACCCGGCTCGTCCTCGGGCTCGCCGACAGCTTCGATCGCAACCTCGATCCGTCGCTGGACACGAGCCGCAAGGCGTGGAAGGACAACACCGCGGCCGCGATCGAGGCCGAGAAGCGCTACGCCACCACGGCGTCCCAGCTGCAGATCTTCCAGAACAACGTCCAGGACGCCGCGATCACCGTCGGGTCGAAGCTGCTCCCGGTCCTCGCGGAGCTGTCGAAGGAGGGCGTGGACTGGATCGAGGCGCACCAGCCCGAGATCCAGAAGTTCGCCGAAGACCTGGCCTCCGGCATCAAGGAAGCCGTGACGTGGGTGAAGTCGCTCGACTGGGACGCGATCACGGGCACGCTGCAGGCTGGTGCCGGCCTCGCCAAGGGGATCGTGGAGGCGTTCGTCAACGCGCCGCCGTGGGTACAGCAGCTGCTCGCCGGTGGGTTCGTTGCGAACAAGTTCACGGGCGGAGTGGTCGGGGACATCGCGGGCGAGATCGGCAAGGGGCTGATCCGCGAGAAGCTCGGCATCAACGCCGGCGTGGTCAACGTGAACGGGAAGGTCGTCAACGGCGGCGGGGCGGGCGGCACTGGCGGCGGAGGTGGTCTGCTTTCGACAGTCGGGAAGGTGTTCATCGTCGGCATGGCGGCCGCGGCGGCGGTGGAGCTCGCGGCCCAGCTCGGCCAGCAGTCGACCGAGATCCGCCAGCAGGGCGAGGCCCTCGTGGGCGGTGCGAAGACCCTCGCGGGGACGAACAAGGCGGCCGACATCCAGAACGCGATCAACGCGATCGACGCGCAGCTGAACGACCCGATCAAGAAACTCGAGCTCGCGATCACCGACCCCCTGAACCACGGCCTGTCCAGCCTGTACGAGGCGCGCGACGTCCTCCAGGCGCGGCTGACGGAGATCACGAAGCGGGAAACCAGCGTCGGCAAGCACGGCCCCGACGGCATCGATCGGACCACGGAGAAGCTCTCGGCCGACACGAAGTCCGAGGGCATCGCGACCCGCCGGAGCCTGGACGGCGTGAAAGAGAAGCAGGCCGCATCCCTCGTGGCGTTCCGCGACGGCGAGCGCGCGTCGGAGACTGGCCTGTCGTCGGTGGGCAGCATTACCCGCTCGGGCACCGCGGGCATCACGAGCGCGCAGAACTCGGGATCCGCCGCGATCGTGGCGGCGATTGTCGCCAATCGGGCCCAGGTCACGGTCAACGTCAAGGCCGGGGTGAGCGCGGCCCAAGTGACGCAGAGCGTGACGACCAACAACCGCGCTGGCCGCACGAGCTCGGCCCACGGCGGCTCCCATCGGTCGGGAGTGGACTGACGGTGGGCGCCCGCCACTACTACCAGTCCGACACCGGGGAGATGGTCGAGGTCACCCGGATCCTGCGCGAGGGCTGGAACGTCAAGGAAGCGGCGGAAGAGGGCGAGAGCCCGATGGTCCAGATCCAGGTCAACGACCCGTTCCTGGAGCTGTTCTTCGTCGGTCATCGCCGCTGGCTCGTGATCGAAGACGAATCGACGGGCGACGACGACGTCCTCTATTGCGGCTACATCTGGCGCCGGACGGTCGCCCGCGGCACTGACGACAACGGCGAGCCCCTCGGCCGGGTATGGAAGATCGAGCTCAACGACGCGAACACGCTCTGGGGCCGCCGGGTCATGGAGGGGACGGACTGCAACCGTGCCGCCGAGTCGGACGTGGAGCGGGTGCAATGGCTGCTCTCGACAGCCGAGGCTGCGGCATTCGACAACGTGACGGACTTCGTTCACACGACGAACCCTGCGCCCATGGATGCGGTCAATTACGTGGGGCAGATGTTCGACGACATCATGAACGACTGCGCCCAACAGAGCGGGAAGAACTGGTACGTCTTCTACCGCAAGAACGGCGCGGAACGCGAGATGACCGCCTGGTACGGGCGGGACGCGGACTCGGGCTACGTCTCGCCGCTCTCGGTCTCCAACGACCCCGCGGACTGGTCAGATGCCGATCTGGCCGACGGCACGTCGCTCGAGTGGCCGGTCGGCGACGACACCGAACTGGTGCTCGACCCGTCGCGGCGCTATTCGGGCGCCCACGTCCCATATGACGGCGGGGCGCGCTACGTGACCAAGCCATCCACCGCCACGGCGATCGGCGCGCCGCGGGACTCGGTCATGCCCGCGGTCAATGTGAAGACCGCCGATAAGGCCATCGCCCGCGGGCGCCGATGGCTCAACGACATGGACGAGGAAGACGAGCGCATCACGACGACCGTCACCCTGCCCGCGGCCATCGCCACCCAGTGCCGGGCGGGCATGCTGCTCGGCTTCAAAGGCGTCCACCTCCCGGGGTACGAGGACTCCGTTTCCTGCCGCATCCTCTCGGCCGCGCCCAAGCCCGTCGACGCTGGGTCGCGGTACGAGATCGCGCTTGATCTCGCCGGGCCCAAGGGCCTGCGCTCAGCCCCCGCAACGGGTGCCCGCGCCGTCCTCTGGATGGTGCAGGGCACGGCCCCCTTGCAGTTCGCGGCGCCCGGCGACACGCCACCCGCAGGCTTCCCGGTGATTCCCACGTCCGCGCTCATCACGCCCGGACCGGGTGGCGGCGGGCCGTGGGCGTACACCGGCTGGACGATCGGCGGCTCGGGCACGATCGACCTCTACCTCAACTGCCCCGTTGCCGGCGTCACGGTCCCCGTGCCGGTCGACGTGATCGTGGAGCTCCTGCACAACGACGCGGTCATCGGATCGGACTCGCGCTCGTACAGCATCGGCCTGCGCTACATCGGGTTCTCAGCGGAGATCACCGTGACGGGTGTCTCCGTCTCGCCCGGTGACACGATCACGGCGCGCGTCCGCTCCACCGCGGGGGTCGCGTTCCTCGGCGCCCGCGGCATCGGGGACCTGAACCAGCGGATGGAGATCACCGGGGGTTCGCTCTCATGAGCGTCCGACCCACCACGCACGGCCGGCCGTTCGCCATCCGCCAGGGTGAGATCGGGTTTGACCGGGCGCTCACGATGCCCGACACCCCGCCGCCGGTCGACCTCGCGCTGGCGGCGGTCATCGAAGTCGTCCCGACGCCTGATCCGGTCGCGGTCACCGTCGTCCAGTCGGCCCACGGCTCAGGCACCGGGGGCGGGATCTCGATCAAGCTGCCGCTGACGCCGACGCTGGGCAATACGCTCATCTTCGCGATCAATCAGCGCAACGCCGGCGCCCTCGACATGACCTCTACGTACGGCCCGGCCATGCCGACGTGGACCGTGGTCGCGAACCTGTACGGGGAGATCGCGGTCCTCGTCAAGACCGCGGACGGTGTCCACGACCACAACGCCTACCCCGACAACGTCAACGAGTACCTGGTCAAGTCCCCGGTGGCGAACGGCGGGTGGTTCTGGGCGATGTGGGAGGTGTCCGGGCTCGATATCGCGACCCTTGTGAGCGCCACGGCCACGGACTCCGGGGCATCGATGTCTGTGCCCATCGTCCCTGCGGCGGGAGCCGAAGCGTTCGAGGTCGGGGCGTTCGAGATCCGTGCCAGCGACGTCGCGGTCTTCGCCCCCGGCTTCTACGGCACGGCGGGTTCCGGCTGGACGGAGGACTACGCGAGTCCAGCCACCACCTACCACCCGGGCGCCCTGTTCGAGCACCGCACCGTGACCGCGCCCAACGGGTCGGACAGCTACCCCGCGACCGGCGACCGGTACGAGGCGGCCGGTGCCAACTGGTACGGCGTGGCTTTGGCGATGAACCCGCTGTCGACCGCGCCGACGACGTGGGAACTCGCGCCCGAGATCCACGACGGCGACGATGCCACCTACCACGAGGCGGACGAAGCCGACTCAGGCGTCGTCCTGCGGGCGATGCTCGACGACACCTACCGGGTGAGTCGGTGCGTCGTCAAGCTCGGCCACAGCGCCGCGGGATCCAAGAGCTACACCCTCGAGGGCGCCAACCTCGCGGACTTCAGCGACGCCGACACCCTCGACTCGGTCACCTTCACCGCGACGGGCTCGTACACCCTCGACACGATCACGTTCGTCACCCCCAACACGACGGCGTACCAGTTCCTGCGGCTCACGGGGTCTACGGAGGCGCGGCGCTTCTACACGTTCGAGGCCTACGTCGACTCCACGGATCTCGCGGCCTACCAGCTGCGGGCGGAGAAGGGCGCGGCGTCGGGCTATGCGGATCTCGATGCCTCGGCCCTGGTGCCGATCGCCGAGCTGCCGGTGGGCACCGCGTCAACCGAGGTCGCTGCGGGTAACCACGGCCACGCGCCCGACGCCGCGGCAGCCGCGCACATCGTCGACGCGTCCGACGCTCACGACGCCTCCGCGATCTCCATCGCGGACACGGGCGCGAACTTCGCGGCGACCGACGTCGAGGCGGCCCTCGCCGAGCTCGCGACCGCGACCCGCGCCCTTGACGACCTTTCTGACGTCACGGCGCCCACGCCCTCCGACGCGGACGTGCTCACCTGGGACGCCGGGACCAGCCGGTGGATCGCGCAGGCGGCCCCGGGGGCAGGCGGTGGGGACAGCAGCGGCCAGCTCGCAGGCGGGTTCGACGGCGGAGGCGCAGCGATCACGGCGGGCTCGATCTACTACGGCGTCGTCCCGTTCACCGGCACGATCACGGGCGGACGCATCCTCGGCCACAACGCAGGCGCGGCGGGCTCGGCAGTGTTCGATGTGGCCGTTCACGCCCCGGGCGCGTTCCCCGTGTTCCCGACCGACTCGATTGTCGCCGCCGACCCGCCGACGATGACCTCGGATACCGAAGTCACAATGCCGCACATCACGTCGTGGATCACGGCCGTGACCCAATACGACAACTACGCAATCAAGTTCGTCTCGGGCGACGTCACGTGGGCCGCCCTCATCCTTGACTACTCGCGCCCGTAGGAGGCCACGATGGCTTGCATCTTCATGGACGGCTTTGACTACTACGTGACGGCCGACATCAGCAAGCGCTGGACGACCAACTCCGTGTGGGCAGTCTCGCCCCTCGCCGCCCGGCAACCGAGTGGCCAGGGGATCACGGCATCGGGGGCGGCGCTGGTCACCAAGACGTTCGGCGCCAACTACACCGCGGGCTGCATCGGATGGGCATGGCAGAACACTGCCGGCGGGAATAACGCCGCGAGGACATTCATGACGGTGCTCGATGGGGCGTCCGAGCAGATCAGCGTCCGCACGAACAGCTCCGGCGTCCTCGTGGTCAACCGCGGCGCCACGCTGCTCGCCACCGGGACCACCGTCCTGTCGATCAACGTCTGGTACTACATCGAGCTCAAGTTCAGCATCCACGCCAGCGCCGGGACCGTGCTCATGCAGCTCAACGGCGCAACCGAGACGCTCACCTACGTCACGGGGACATCCACGACGCAGAACACGAAGGCCACCGCCAACGTGCAGTGGAACGGGTTCCAGTTCAACCAGCCCGGGTCCGGCATCACCTACAACATCGACGACGTCTACGTCCTCGACACATCGACCGGGACGAACACGACGTTCCTGGGCCCGGTTCGCGTGGTCGCGTCGTATCCAGCGGCCAACGGCACCCACGCCGACTGGACGCCGAATGGCGGCTCGAACATGGGCTCTGTCTCGGAGCAGTACGAGGACGGCGACGCATCGTTCAACGCCTCGGCCACGGCGAATCAGATCGACACGTTCGAGCTCCAGGATCTTCCCGTGGCGTCGGGTTCCGTCCTCGCCGTCTCGCCCCATTACGTCATCCGCCAGGATGCAGGCGCGGCGCGTACGTTCGCGCCCGTCCTGCGGATCGGCGGCTCGGACTACGTCGGGTCCACCCAGGGCCTGTCGTCGTCCTACCAGAACCTCGGCCAGATCTATGATCTCCAGCCCGTTGGCGGGACGCCCGCGTGGGACGTCTCCACCGTCAACGCGATGGAGAGCGGCTACAAGCTGATCTCCTGATGGCCGCGATCGTCACGCAGCACGTCGTTGAGGTCATCATCCCGCGCACGACCTACAGCCCCGCCACGCCGACCGGGGTGGGCGTCACGCAGCATGTCCTCGAGGCGGTGATCGCAGACGATGCCACTCGGGCGGCCGTCACCCTGCACGTGGTGGAGGTCATCGTCGCCGCGGATCCCGACGGCTCACACGGCGGCACGGGCGGGGGCGGGGGCACGCCCACCCCTGTCACGCACTCCTTCGGCTACGCGGTCTGAGCGCCCGAGGTAGGCCACCACCGGGACCAGCATCAGCGGCACGTCCTGGATGCTGTAGAGCAGGCCGCCCCCTTGCCCGTTGAGCAGGACGTTGGCGTACTGCGGCCACAGTGGCGCGAACACGAGGGCCGTCATCCCGAGGCCGAGAGCAGGCAGCCACCACGCCCTGCGGCGCATCCCGATGAGCGCGAACGGCGCGAGCGAGGGTTTCAGCAGCACGAACACCGACGGCCAGCCGTAGACGGTCCCGAGAGCGCAGGCTGCGGCCGTCCACATGAACGGGTTGCCGTGGACGATCTTGACCATCGTCGGCGGGTACGCGAGGCACAGCGCGAGCAGCGGCCACGTCCACGGGGCCGGCCGATGTCGGACGATGACCCAGCCCACCACGCCCAGCGGGATCGCCCAGAACAGGATGGCCGGCAGGGCGAGGAACGCCGCGAACATGGGGATGGTCGAGGGCGGATAGAGGATGTCGCCGTCAGTGATCGTGTAGGGCACCAGCTGGTGCGCGGGGTAGAACGCCTCCCCGCCGATCCATCGCCGCGTCGCGTCCAGGTACAACGTGAGGTCTGCGCCGACACGGCCGAGGCCCGCGGCCCGTGCGTAGGCCATCGATGCGACGACGCCGGCGCCGATGACGATGAGCAGCGTCAGCCCCACCATCACCGGCCGGTACCACCGCCCCCCGTGAGTCACCTCGTCCCTCCCCAATACGCACCAGCCCTGAGCGAGCCGGTGTCACCCCGATTCCGTAGGACGCTCAGCCGATGGTACCGCGCGCTTGACGCCATCTCTCAGGCGGGCGTACCGATAGGCGAGCATCCCGGCCCAACGTCCGGGCTTGGGGCGCTGCACCATGGGGGTCCCGCGTGTCCGCGCCTGTTACCGATCCGGACATCATCGAAGCCATCGAAGCCGCGCTCATGCGCTCAATCGTTGCGGCCCGACGCCTGGCGCGTCTCCGTCTGATGGGCCTTGCCCCGGCCCCTCGCCCCAATCGCGCTGCTCTCGCAGCCCTGAGAGACGAACGATCTCGTCAAGCCGTTCCTCGGGGGTCGGTGCCGGATCGGTGAACACCGACAGCGGTACGCCGTACCACTCGGCCAAGCGCCGAAGGACCGTCAGGCTCGGGATCGTCTTCCCGGACTCATAGTCGCTCACCGACGACTTAGATTTCCGCGACAGCCCGAGGAACTCGGCAGCGCCCTGCTGGCTCTTGCCTGACCGCTCGCGGGCAGCGCGGAGCCAGAACCCCAGGCGCTTGGCGTAGAGCGTGTCTTCGGCGGCCATCGCCGGAGACAGTAGGCGTAGCGACAACTCGTTCCCACTGACACTGTTTAGGTGTTGACAACACGACGCAGTGTGCCCTACTATGGCGCGGATGGAACAACAAGTTGTCTACCGGACGCGCGAGATGCAGCGGATCGAAGCTGCCTGGCATGAGCCGATGGGCGAGATCCTCGCCCGGCTCTACGTCATCGAAGGCAAGACGGTCCAGCAGGTCGGCGACGAACTCGGGATCACCAAGGGCGCGGCGAGTCGCTGGCTGGAGCGGTTCGGTATCGAGATCCGCCGCGCTGGAAGGGCCTCCTGATGCCTCGCCGCGTTGCCGTGGACGAACAGTCCGTGGAGTTCCAAGTCGCGCTCCGCGACCTCCGCCGCCAGCACGCCGCGCCCCTGTGGGAAGCCGCGCTGGCAACCGGCGACTGGGGCCAGCTCTCCGACGCGAAGGCGCTGGACGGCGTGCTCCGGGTCGCCGAGCGCATCGCCAAGCGCATGGCCGGCCGGGTGTCGGCCCCCTGCGCTGACGGGCTGCTCGAGCCCGGGCACGGGGCGGCGGCGTGAAGGACAGCACCGTCCTCGCCGTGCGCCTCCTCGAGGAACACCCCGAGGGCCTGACGCGCATGACCGCGATCAAGGGCGGCTGCGGCAACCTCCCGGCCCGCGTGCAGGAAGCCCGCGCCGAGGGCCACGTCATCCGTGACGAGTGGGTGACGACGCCGAACGGTGCCCGAATCAAGACGTGGTTCTACGTCCGCGGCCCGCGCGTCCCGACGGTCGGCGAGCAGATCGGCGCGTTCGCGTGAGCCCCATGGGTGTCTACCCGCGACCGTCGCTCGAGACCCGCCTGTGGTCTCGCGTTGATGCGAGCGGCGACTGCTGGGAGTGGACCGGGGCGAAGGTGATGGGCTACGGCAGGATCGGCCACCTCGTCAATGGTCGGAAGCGCGTGGCCCAGGTGCATCGCGTGGCCTACGAACTGCTGGTCGGCCCGATCCCTGCTGGCATGCATATCGACCATCTCTGTCGCAACCACAGCTGCGTGAACCCCGACCACCTTGAGGTGGTCACGCAGGCGACGAACAACTTGCGCGGATACTCGCCCATCGCTAGGGCCGCCCGGCGCACTCACTGCCCAAGCGGCCATCCCTATTCGGGCAGCAACCTCATCGTCTTCCGCGGTCATCGGATCTGCCGGACCTGTCGAGCCCGGCACAACATCGCGACGACCGCACGGCGCCGGCGTGAGTGGTTGGCGCGGCTCGAGCGGCAGCCGGAGCGGTCGGCATGACGTTCCTTGTCGACGCCGACGTCCATGCGAAGCACGTTGAACTCTCGTTCAAAAGTGGCGCGTGCGACCAGTGCCAGGGCAACTGCGCAATCTGCCCGCTTGACGTGCCCTCAGTTGAGCCGCAGTCGTGGACGGAGCGCGCCGCCGCTCACACGTTGCCCGTCTGCGCGGTGGGCGGCGTCATCACCGATCACCCCGACCTCGTGGTCGGGACGCGAGTGGACCCCGGGGTCGTTCCCCCCCGGCTCCGGTCGCAGCTGCTCGCGTTCCGTCCAGGCGGCCGGACAACCGCCGCAGCCGGGCGCACCGGCTGACTGCATGGGGCCGCTGGGGGCGACAGGGAACCCCGGCGGCCCACCCCTGCTGCGAAGGGAGATTGGGGCTATGGCGCGCATCAAGGTCAACGTGGATCCGACCACGGACGTCGAGGTTCAGGACATCCGGTTGCCCGAGTGGGGGCACCTCCCCAGCGTCACATTCGACGGCGTCGAGGTGCAGATCGGGTGGGGGCCGATGACGGCCGACCGGGACGCCGCCATCGTCGCCGCCTGCGGCCTGCTGATCGAACCGCTGACGGCCTTCCGCACCGCCGCCATGGAGCGGATCCGCGCCGCCGAGATCGCAGCCATCGCAGAGGCCAGCGGACCGGGGGACCGCGAGGTTGTCGCGGAGTGGACGCGGGTGGCGTCGTGACCGCCCTCGTTTGCGGCGCCACCATCGGGCACAGCCCGGACTCCCACGGCTTCCGCGCCGTGACGTGTCGTCGGGTCCTGGGCCTGCGCTCGTGGCTGGACGCATCGGGGCAGGTGCGGGCTGCGTGCTCGGCCCCCGGGCACGACACGAACGTGCGTCGGCGGTTCGGGCTGCTCGTGGATGCCCTCCGCGAGGAAGCCGCGTTCGAAGCGGTGCATGCCGACCTCGCCGACCTCGCAGAGGCGGAGGGGCTCCCGGACGTGCCGTTGGCGGCATGGACCGAGGCCGAGTGCCGCCTTGCGTTCGGAGACAGGTGATGGGCCGCGTCTGTCCGACGTGCGGGGGCAAGGGCACGGTCTTCGACCGCGTGCTCCGCATGAACCGTCCGTGTGTCGCGTGCAACGGCTCCGGGTCGGGGCTGAGGAAGATCGGATGAGCATCCGCGTCATCGATACCCCGTGGACGCGGGGCTGCGTCACCCAGGAGGAGAGCGAGGCGCTGCACGCGCTCCGCATGGGGCCGGCCGAAGGGACGCTCTCGCTCCTCGCCCGCTCCAAGCACGGGCCGTTCGTCGGGCGTCTCCGCATCGAAGGGCGAGACGAGATCCGCGTCGAGGCCCCGGCGCTCGTGGATGTGTTCCGCGGGCTGATCGCGAGGGTGCAGGCATGACCGCAGACCCGTTCCGCGCGCCCGAGCAGGCCGCGCCCAAGGTCAAGACGCTCGTCTACGGCGCCTCGGGCGTCGGCAAGACCTACCTCGCCCTGACCGCCCCCGGCCCCATTGCGGTCATCGACACGGAGGGCGGTACGGCGTTCTACGCCAACCGTCCGGGGCTGTCCCCGTTTCGCGTGCTTCCGACCAAGACCTTCGCGCAGGTCGAGCAGGCCGTGGGGTTCATCCGTGGGAACCCCGGTTCCTATGCGACCCTCGTGATCGACCCCGTGACCGTGCTCTACCAGACGCTCCAGGACGCTGCACAGCAGCGCCGCGCGGAGGTCCGTCGCGATGCCGAGGCGGACATGGAGATGCTCGACTGGCAGCGCGTCAAGCGTGCCTACAGCCGCCTCATGAACGACCTCGTGAACCTGCCGATGCATGTGGTGGTGGTGGCGCGCGAGGCAGACCTCACGGAGGAGCGCACCAACGCCAAGGGCCGGACGGAGCGCGTCAAGATCGGCTCGCGGCCCGAAGCTGAGAAGTCCACGACCTACCACTTCGATACCGTCCTGCGCCTGGTCCCGACCCCGAAGGGCCGCGAGGCGATCGTTGAGAAGGACCGCACCGGCACCCATGCCCTCGGGGCACGGCTGCTCAACCCGTCGTTCGGCTCCCTGTTCGCCAGCGTCCTGGCCGGCACCGGGACTGCCGATCGGGCCATCCAATCCGATGCGGACGCCAGTCGCATCGACGCTGCGACGACGATGGCGGAGGAGGAGCTGCGCGACCGAGAGGAGACGCTTACTCCGCTCGGGCGCGTGAGCCGTGAGGGCATCGTAGAGCGCGGCGAGGGGCTGCGTTCCAACCTGCTAGCCCGACCGCAGGCCGATGGCACCTACGCGTTCGGCTTCCTGCTCAACACGGGCGGCAACCAACGGCCGCAGGTCGTGGCCGTTGGGCCCCTTGGGGCGTGGTTGTTCGAGGCCGTCGACGGGGCCACCGAAGACCTCGTGAAGGCGCGCGTGTCGGTCGAGGGCGAACTGTATGAGGTCACCCGGGCCGGAGCCCGGAAGATCTACCGCCTCGTGATGGATGCGATCTCCGGTCCGTTCGGGACGTTCCCGGCCCCTGTCGGTACCGCGCCCGTCCAGGATGCCCCACAGGCCGAGGCGGAGCCCGTTGCGGCACCCGACGCCACGACCGAGGAAGACGCGGCACGCGAAGCCGACCTGGACTCGTTGTTGTGGTCGTGAGACGCCACGCGGACCCGGTGGCGCCGGAGCTCCGTCTCGCCGTCCTTGCCCGCGACCGCGGCTGCGTGGCCGTTCGGCTCGGTGAGGACCCGGCCGACTGTGCCGGCCGCCTGACCCTCGAGCACGTCAAGAGCGCGCTCTGCATGAGCAAGCGCGCGCCGTCCGACATGGCCCACCTCGTGGCGCTGTGCGAGGGACACACGGAGGGTGGAGCCCGGGCCGGCTACCAGTGGAACACCGACAAGCGGAACCGGGAGCGGGTCCGCGCCTACCTGGAGGGAGTCACAGCATGACCGCAGTCCGCCGCCTGCTCGCCGCCATCGCCGCCCTCGTGCTGGCCGATGAGCTGCCCCGATGAGCGCGCCGACCACCGACGCAGGGCGGGCCCTGTTGGCCCGCCTGACTGCACTCGGGAGCATCGTCCCGGCGACGCGCGGCATCGTGTCTGGTCCCGACATCGCCACCATCGAGGACGAGGCCTGCCAACAGGAGCGGGACCGGATCGCGGCAGCGGTGGAGGGCGGCTGGGCCGCCCCCGAGCCAAGCGCCGCAGACGAGCCGCTGCCGTTCGAGCCCTACGCCGAGCCGCTGGACGTGTCCTGCGCCGCCCTCGCCGATCGGCTGGAGCGCCTGTTCGCCCTCGGAGGACCGGCCGAGGCGCTGTCCGTGGCGAGCATCCTCCGCCACTTCGGTGAGCACTGGACAGACGCGATGGCCGGGCAGGTCATGGCCCTCGTCAACGACCCGGAGACACCCCGATGACCGATGACGCCGTCATCCAGGCCGCACGCGCGGCGTGGGAAGCCTCACCCCGTCGTGTCCTCGTGGCGCTCGCCGGCATCGTGGCGGGCGTGTTCGCGGGCTACGTCCTGCTCGTGGTCGCGATCGTGATGGGGACGCCCCAGTGAGCGACTTCCTCATGGTCTGGGAGAACGAGGACGGCGATGCGTGGGTAGAGGTGGACGCCGCCGCCACCGAAGAGGAGGCTGGCACCCGGGCCGCGAATCAGACCGGCTGCGTCTACGCCGCGACCGGGCGGGGCCGGATCAACCTCCAGGAGTGCGAGTGCGCCCCGACCCACGGACCCGAGGGCGAGGGGCACCGACAGGGCTGTCTCGACCACCCCGGCACGGCCTGCGTCGTGCGGGAGAAGGTGGACTGCTGGGGCTTCGAGTCGTTGGGCGACCTCCCGCGCAGCGGGTCGGAGTGGGGCCGCTGGACGATCGATGACGCGGAGGCGGCCATCGCCGACGGACAGCGCGTCTTCCTGCCCGAGGGGTGGACGATCGTTGACGGCCACGTCACCGATGGGTTCGCCCCGACCGTGCTGCACCCCGAGGCGCCGTCCATCCCGATGTTCGACGAGGCGTCGGCATGATGCTGCGCCTCCACCTCCCGGGCGAACCTGTCCGGTTCGAGGATCTCGGCCCCGCGTCACCCGCCCCGCTCCACGGGTTCTCCCACCGCCCGCACGGCATCCCCGCCGGTCGGATTGCCCGGCCCCTGCCCGCCCCTGAGCCCGCAGACCAGCGGCGTGCCGAGTCGCTGGCCCGCTACGCCCGGGCGTATCGCGCACGCCAGCGGGAAGCGGCGCACCAGCGGTGGGCGGAGGCGACGGCGTGAGGACCGAGTACCGCCTCGTGTGGAAGCGCGCCGCCAGTACGGACCCTGACGGCGGAGCCGGGCAGCCGTTCCGCAAGGTGCGGCGGTTCCAGACGCTCGCCGCTGCCAAGCGGCACATCGTGCGCCTCACCGGCCCCGACGTGGACCCGCACTACCGCTGCGATCACGACACCGGCTTCTGTGAGCCCTGTCCGCCCATCATTGACGGACCCCACCTCGAACAGCGGTGGGTCGGTGGCTGGGAGCGTCCGTCGTGACCTTCACCCCCGTCTCCCTCCCGCTGCCCCTCCAGCCCGGAGAGAGCGCCTACTCCACCGACGATGCCCGGATCGTCGTGGCCGGGCGTCCCGGTGAGTGGACGGCCGTCTGGTGGAGCCCCCTGCGCTCACCGTATCCCGCGAGGTACGGACACGGACGAAGCCGGGCGGGTGCGGTGCGGGACCTCACCGGTGAGCGGCTGTGAGCCAGCGGATGTACGAAGTCGAGGCAATCGGCAGCACGGACGCCGCGGACATCGCCAAGCGCCGGGCGCGCGAGGAGGGCCTGAAGGTTCGGACGGTCGCGAGCATCCGCGCCGTGGACATGCCGTCCAAGACGGAGCGCACCCGGTGGATCGTGATGCTGGCGATCGCCGATCGGGGGCCATCGTGAGCCTCTGGCCCCGCGACTGCGCCTGCGGAACACAGGTCTGGGCGAACCCGATCGACTCCTTCCCGGACGTGCAGGCGCACGTCGAAACGCCCCAGCATCGCGCCTGGTCCGACCGCTGCTCATGGTTCCCGCGGCCGACGCATCCTGACCCCACGGCCAGCCCCAGCCCCGTTGACTTGTCCTCGGCTGGCCTAGTGCGTCCGGTCCGGAGGCGTCGGCCGTACGGAATGACGGTAGTCCGATGAGCCGACAGCCGGGGTTCGCGCGAGGCGATTTCGACACGTCATTCCCGCTGGATGACAAGTTCCTGGAGCTCCGCGGCTCGCTGGACCCGCTCCACTACTACGCCGCCGCCGGGGTCTATTGGCACGTCCTGGCGGCCGGCTGGCGGGAGGCCGACCGCAAACCGGGGTCCCGGACGACCCCCGACGCGGAGGATCTGCTGGCCGAGCTGAAGCGGGTCGGGCTGCTCGACAAAGAAGGCCGTCTCAAAGTTGCCTCATTTCGTCGTTGGGTCGGTAAAGCCCTGGCATCCCGCAAGGCCGACGCCGACCGCAAGGCCCGAAATCGAACGGGAATGTCACGCGTGACTCCGGCGGAGTCCGGTGGAGTCACACCGTTGTCCAACGCTCGCGCGCGTCAGGGTCACGCAGGGAGGACAGGGGAATCGTTGGGGGGTCCGGGGGGTTCGATGGACCACACGACGGGCGCCATCGAAGCCGCCTGGTCCGACGCCACCGGCGTCACCCTCCTGTCCTCGGGAGAGTTCGCCATCGGCATCGTCGACGACTCAGCCCGCCGGCATCCCGAGGCGGCCGTTGTCGCCGCCATCCGGGAGACGCGCCAGGGGTTCGAGCACATCCCCGAGACGCGCGCCATGGCCGCCGCCCTGCGCGGCCACCTCGATCCGATCCAGCGCGGCGGCCGGAAGCCAGCCGCCGGCGGTCACACGCGCACCGCAGCCGAAGTAGAGGGAGCCTTCCGTGGGTAGGGGACAAGTGCCGCTCAGGTTCGATGGGGCCACGCTGGACGGGTTCGAGCCGGTCACGCCCTCGGCTGCATCCGCGCTCCGGGCCGCCCGGCACATGGTGGAGTGCCTGACCGGGGACCAGCCCATGGCGAGCCTCGTGCTGGCAGGACCGACGGGCGCGGGGAAGACGCACCTGGCCGCAGGTATCGTCTGGGAGGTCACCCGTCGGCTGGTGGCCGGGTACGAGGCGGCGGTCGCGGCCGTCGGGGAGTCGGGCAGGCACCCGAGGGTCCCCGTGCTCCCGGAGTGGCTGAACGTCGCCGATGCCATCGTCGCTGTCCGGCTCGAGTTCGGCCGGCCGTCCGACGACCGGGAGATCACCGACCGCGTGATGCGCCTGCATCGCCACCCGGCGCTCGTGGTCCTGGACGACCTCGGCCGAGAGAAGGTCAGCGACTGGACGGGCGAGATCGTGTACGCCCTCGTCAACGCCCGGTACGAGGCGCTGCTGCCGACCCTCGTCACGACGAACCTCACGAGCGCCGAGCTCGCGGAGTCGCCGTACTGGCCGGCGATCTCGCGCCTGGCTGAGGACGGCGCGCTGGTGCGGATCGATGCGCCCGACCGGCGGCTGGCCCGATGACCACCACGGAGGGAACCCCGATGCCCGACCGGATCGTCGTCTCGGACGCCGAGGCGCACGCCATGAATGCCCGCTACATCCGCGGCGAGATCACCCGGGAGAGCTGGGAGGACTGGAACCGGCGACGGAGCGACTCGCTGTACGTCGTCGACGACACCGACCCCACCGGCCGTGTCGTGGGGTACGTCGTGCTCGTGTTCATCGCCCTGGTCGTGATCGGCGGGCCGATCGTCCTCGCCTGGCTGTTGGGAGTGAAGTTGTGAGCCGTTGCGAAGAGTCCTACGTCACGGGCCATCGCCGGGGCGAGGAGTGCCCGTACAAGGCGACGAACATCATCGCTGGCCCCGAGGTGGCGAGCTATTCCTGCGGCTACCACGCTCGGGCCTACGCCCCCCGCGTCGTCTACCCGCTGGAATGGTCGCTGGAGACGATCCGCCGGTTCCAGCGGTCCAACCTTGACGCGCTGCTCGGTGGGGAGGCATCCGCATGACCCCGACATCCCCCACCCCCGCCGACCGCCCGGACTGGGCTCGGGACGACCTTCCGTGGAACGAGACGAACCCGGAGTGGTGGCAGGCCAACGTCACGTACCGCATGGGCTTCGGCGACGGCTCGGCCTGGCGGTGGCTCGTCAACGAATGGGCCGCCCGCCAGCCCGCCCCCGAGCCGACCGCCGCGCTGCGGAAGTGCCTCAACTGCGGCGGCCTCGGGTACTGGGTTGCCGACCCGGGCGAGGCAGTCGATTGCGGCATCTGCGGCGGTTCCGGTGAACAAGAGCCCACCCCGAGCGCCGCACCCGACCCCGTGAAGTTCCAGATGGCCGAGTGGCCGGATCAGGACTTCGTGCTGGCTGAGGACTACGAGCGCCTGCGGACCGCGGTCGGCCACACGATCACCCCCGAATGCGGCCCGATCTGCTGGACGACCGGCCACCACCACGACCCCGAGGCATGTGACGGGTGCCGTCGGCTGGCAGACGCGATGCACGCCGCCGGACTGGCCCTCACCCCCGCTGAACCCCGCCCGGCCCCGGCAGGGCTGGACGTGGTGGACCTCGGCCTGAGTGCCGAACAGACGATCGTCCTGCGCGACCTGCTCGGGAGCCGCCAGCAGACCGTCTCCGAGTGGCTGGGCGATTGCCTCATGGACTGGGGGCTGGGTCGGGTCGCGGGCCGTGACTACCCGCCCGCCATGCAGGCGTATCAGCGAGCCCAGGGGCGCGAGCCGGACGACTTCGCGGAGTACGCCGACGAGGGCCAACCGTGACCACCGCCGATTGGGCGGGGACCGAGCCTCAGTCGAAGTCGCGGACTCGGCGGCGGCGATCAGGTCACGTGTGGGCGCTGCGACGGGTCAGGGCAGATGGCACCGTCCGGTTCCTCGGCCACGACTTCCGACCCCGTGCCGATGCCCAGGTAGCGCCCGAGCCGGGCGAGTGGTTGATGGTCTGCAACTACGGCCCCGAGCATGACGCCCAGCACGGACCGACGTGCTACGAGTGGACTGCTCCCGCTGACCCTGACGGCTACATCCGTCGCATGTTCTGGGAGGTCCAGCCATGACCCGCCACCACTCCGGCACCATCGCCGTGCTGTCCGGCTGCGCCCTGCTCGTGGTCCTGGAGGTGATCCGGTGAGCCCGAAGCGCGAGATCATCTGGAGGCCCGGCCAATGATTGCCGGATCGCCCGAGTCGGTAGCCGACCTGCGGCAGCGATATCCGAGGACGACGGCCGCCATCGAAGCCGAGGCCGTCGCCGACGCCATGGCCGCGCTCCGGTTCGAGATCGAAGCGTTGGACCATACCGTCGTCCTTGGCGGGCGCGGCATGGGCGAGATCCACGAGCCGACCCGCGATGCGGTCCTCGCCCTGATCGACAAGGCCGCCCGGCGATGAGGACCGCCCTCGCCTCCGTCGCCATCTTCGCGTGGGTCCTCGTGGCAGGGAGCATCGCTGACATCCACGAGCCGGGGATGGTCACGGCCTACGCCCTGGGCATGCTCACCGTGGCCGTGCCGTTCGTCGCTGCCGCAGCGTTCACGGAGCGGGACCGTGGCTGAGCGGCTGCTGTGGCCGGAGCTCGAGCCGGAGGCGGAGGCCCAAGGGTTCCTTGCGGACATCCCGCAGGTGACGAGCGCGCAGGTGCTCGCGGCCCTCGCCACCCGCCACCCCATGGACGGGATCCACGGGATGCCAGCGCGCTGGGTGTTCGTGCGCGAGGTGCAGGCGACGACCGGCGTCTACGGCGACACGCAGCGCTTCGATGCCGTCGCCCTAGGCCTTGTGCCGAGCAACGATTACGCGCGGATCGTGTACGAAATCAAGGTGTCGCGCGCCGACTGGCTCCGTGAGCTCAAGCCCATCCTCGACGTCGCGGACGCCCGAGGCAACCGGCTGAGCTCGCACACCGCGCGTCACGTCGTGCGGTCGATGGCCGAACTCCGCGACGATCCGGGATGGCGATTCACCGAGCGCCGGAAGTGGGATGAGGCGCTGGCCGTGAGCACCGAGTTCTGGGTCGCGGCACCCCCGCGCTGCGTGCTGCCCTCCGAGCTCCCGCCGGAGGCCGGGCTGGTCGAGGTCCGCCCGTGGGGGCCGAGCCGCGAGCTCCGGCCGCGGGTCGTGGTCAAGGCCCCGGTGCGAGACACCCCGATGCCGGGTCCCGGGTTCTGGGCCGCGGTTCTGCGGCGTGCGTGCGAGGTCCGCCGATGACCGTCCACATCCACGGCCAGCCCGTCCTCCACCGTGCCGTGCGCCCGGACGCGGATCCGCGCCTCGCCTGGACCCGCTGCCGAATGCGATTCGCGTGGGGCGTGGTGCCACAGGGGCCGGCGGTTCGCGAGCGCTGTCGGGAGTGCTGGGCGGAAGGGAGGTCCTGATGGGCTATGGCTTCTACATCAACGCAGACGGGCGCCCGGCCGGGTACGGCGTTCTCGCCACCTGCGACCGGCGCGGCTGTGCGGCCGAGATCGATCGCGGGCTCGCCTACCTCTGCGGCGACACTCCGCATGGCCCACTGGATGCGGCCCCCGGCTGCGGGTTCTACTTCTGCGGCGACCATCTCGCGTTCGTGGGTCCTCGCGGCGGGTGCGGGCACCGCCAGCGACGGGCGTGGGGTCGGACGCTGGCCTGCATGGCCGCGGATGACGACACCGACGCGACGTTCGTCTGCCTGTATCGCGCCGGGCATGGGGGCGTCCACGCATGGGCCGACCCGGCTGAGGCGCGGGCGTGAGTCACCGGACCGGGACCCGATGGCGCCGGACTCGTGTCGCGGCCGTCCACTACGCCGCGAACCGGGGCGTTGGTACGTCCGTGGTCCTGCTCGAGTGCGGCCACGTCGCCTTCCGCCAGTACCCGATGGCCGTCGGCCAGCGGGCCTACTGCGCCGCCTGCCGGGAGGCCGCGTGACCGAGCCCCTCCCGCCCCTCACCTGCCGAGAGCTCGAGGTCCTCGACTGCGCCAAGGCCGGGATGACGGCTGCCGAGACGGGGCTGCGGTTGGGGATCACCGGGCACACCGTGAAATGGTTCCGGGCGAGTGCCATCCGCAAGCTCGCGGCCGCCAACATCACGGAGGCCGTGGCGATCGCGACGGCGCGCGGGCTGCTCGAGGTCGCGGTGTGAGCGACCCCATGACCGTCAAGGAAGTCGCCGTGAAGCTGAGGGTCCACCCGAACACGGTGCTGCACATGCTCAAACGCGGCGAGCTCGGCGGGGTGCGGGCCGGGACCGCGTGGCGGATTCCGTTCGCCGCGCTGAATGCATACCTGGAGGGCTGGAGGGATGGCGTACGATCCGGACGTGGGGAACCCGACCGGCAAACACCGCCCGAAGCGGCGTCACCACGGCCAGGGAAGCCGTCCGTTCCGCGTCACGGACGCGCGTCGTCGCCGACCGTGGCGGTGCGACCTGCGGATGGGCCGGGACCCGGCGACCGGGAAGCTGCGAACGAAGTCGTTCTGGGGTACGTCGGCCGCCGAAGCCGCGGCACTCCGAGACGAGTATCGCGACCGGCTCCGTCGCGCGGGCTCGGCTGAGGCCGCGGAGCGCACCGTGTCCGTCATGCTCGCCGAGTGGTACGCCGAGCGCGCCCCGAACGTCGACCCGTCGACCAAGGCACGGTACGCGGGGATCGTCGCGCACCACCTTGTCAAGGGACGCACCGCGCCCGGACGGAACGGCGTGCTGTTGGGCGACCTCCTGGTGCTGGACGTGACGCACGCCGACGTCCTCGCTTCCCGGGCGTCGTGGGTCACGCAGCCCCGCGGAAAGTCCCCCGGCGGCAAGCCGCTGTCGGCGTCCGCGTCGAACCTCGCCCTCGGCATCCTGCGCGAGGCGCTCGCGACCGAGGTCAAGCTGGGGCGCATCGAAACCGACCCCACCGCGGAGGTCGCCCGGCGGCGCCGAACGTCGTCGCCCGCCCGCTACCTGACCCTCGAGCAGGCCCTTGCGCTGCGCGACGCCCTGAAAGGCGACCCGCTGGAGCTCGTGGTCAAGGTCGGGCTCGCGGTCGGTCCGCGGCGGGGCGAGATCCTCGGCATGCGCTGGTCCGACATCGACCTCCCGGCCGGGACGTGGCAGATGAACTGGCAGCTCCGGTCCATCGCGCCGCGCTTCCGTCACGAGGGCGAGGGCCCCTACCGGCTGGTGCGCCTCAAGGGCGACCACGCCACGGGACGCGTGCTCGCGCTGCCGGCGTTCCTCGTCACGGCGCTGACGGCGCACAAGGCGGTGCAGGACCCGATTCGCAAGCGAGCGAAGGTGTGGGTCAAGCCCGGTGACCTCGTGTTCTGTGACGAGATCGGCCAGGCGCTGCCGCCGGGCTCCGTCACGAGGCGATTCGAGCAGCTCGCCGCGCGGGCCGGATTGGGGCATCTGCGCTTGCACGATTTGCGCCACAGCTACGGCACCATCGCGACCGCGATGGGGATCAACCCGCGCGTCATCCAGGCGAACATGGGCCACGCGACACCGCGACAGACCGCGGAGTACACGCACGTCGTGGAGTCGCTGGGACGCGATGCAGCGGACGTGTTCGACGAAGCGATGGGAGGTGCAGGGTGAGCGCCATTCGCGGATGGGTGCGGCGCGCCCGGTGGCGCTGGGAACTCATGTCCAGCGGGGTCGACCCAGAGCGCGATGAGGCCGGGATGTGGCGTCAGATCACCGCTCTGCGGACGCAGCGCATGGCCGAGCAGATGCGGGCGTTGCAGACGATGCTCGGCCGCGCGGTCATGGCCGCGTGTGATTTCGAGGCGGCGGTGCGCCGGATGGCCGAGGCGATGAACAGCGGGTCCAGAGCCGCGGATTCGCTTGCGAATCTCTCAATGACTTCCACAATGCCTGCCAGATCGCAAAGCTCACGCACGCGCTGAGCGTGAGTGGTTCCGAATCCCACCTTCGCTACCACCCCTGTTTGGAGGGTCCGTGAGCACCATTCCACGCTCACTTTGACCACTCCGGACACCCCGGATCACACCTGCCACCTGACGGATGGCTGACACAATGGCTACCACGGAGGGGATGACGATGGACGAACGCCGCTTCTACATCGATGGCGATCGTCAGATGGTCGCAGGACCCGATGAGCCGCCCCATGAGGCCGACCCGGCGGACCCCGGCTTGCTGGCAGCGCAGGAAAGGATGCGGGGCCTGATGGGACCCGAGCCCGGGCTGCCGCTCGTCTGCGCTCTGTGCCTGTTCGTCGGCGACAGCGAGGACCCGCGGCCGGTGACGATCATGAACGGCAACCTGACGTGCGAGCCGCACAATGGCTACTTCCAGGGCGAGGGGCACGTTCGGGCGATCATCGCGTGGAAGCGCGAGCACCCGGAGAGCGGGTGACATTCGGCCCGGGTTAAACGGCCCCCGCCAAACGACGGGGTTACATCGCGCCCGATACGCCCGAAGATGGGGAGCGATGGCGCGCAGGCAGGCTCCCTCGGCGCACGTCCCGACGCGGACGGTCGGGGTCGCTGTCCCTCCGGCGACCCCCGCGCCCCTCCTGACACTCCCCCTCGAGGTGACCGGTGATGTAGCCGTCATCCCGCCGTCGCGCCTCCACATGCTGGCAGGCCACACCGTCACCGTGCCCGCCCGGCCTGCGGCCCTCCGATATGGGCCGCGCCTCCCTCGGACCGCGATGCGATGGGTCCGGTGAGTGATTTCTCCCGACCTCGCCGCGCAGCTGTCGGACCTGGGCGGCTTCGCCCTCTTCCTCTTGGTCGTCGTCGTTGCCGCCGTTGGCCTGTACAAGCAGTGGTGGGTCCCGGGCTGGATCTACCGTCAGGAGCGCGAGTCGCGGCTGAAGGCCGAGACGCAGGCGACGCGCAACGCCGAGGCTCTCGAGAAGCTGGCCCGGGTGGCATCGCGTGATCGCGTCGTACGCAGTCAGGCGGGGACCGATGCGTGACGCCCTGCGTCGGGCGATCGAACGCTTCGTCCCGTGGTACGACCGTGACACCGAGGCCCGGCGCGCGGCGCATACCGAGGCCATCCGCCAGCGCTCGATCGCCGCTCGCATGACGGTGGAGCACCTGACCCCCGCCGCGCAGGCCCGGATCCGCAAGGCGTACGCCGCCTATGGCCGCGAGCTCCGCCGCCGATGAGCGCCATCTTGCCGTTCCTGATCTGGGGCCTGACCGCCTCGGCCTGGATGAGCGCGGTCATCTTGGTCCGGGCCGCGTTCGTGTGCCCGCGGGTCGGCGCCCTGACCGAGCGCGCCGTGGTCGCCGTGGTGCTCGCCATCTTCGGCAGCGTCTACAGCCTCGCCGTCCTGAACAGCGAATGGGCGCACCTCGTGGATGGCGGGGACGTGGTGAGCCTGCTCCGGATCGCCGTCGTCGTCCTGCTCCTGCTCCCGGTGTGGTGGAGCTTCATGTACCTGACGAACCGGCTCGGGCCGGGAGGCGACCGATGACCTACGTCCACGTCTCCCAGTACGCCCCGACCGCGTCCGACACGACCCGGCACTCCGGCTGCACCTGGTCATCCGGGGCCTCGGGTGTCGCTGCGACGACGGGCGGTGCGAAGCACCCCACGCCCGACGCCATCCACGCCCTCGTGGCGCGCTCGGAGGAGACGAGCCCCACGACGCCCGGCTGGAGCATCCCCGACCTCGCGCTCGCGCTGCGCCGGTACGGGATCGGGTTCGTCGACCACTCGGGCGAGGGCTGGGCCGCCGCGAAGCTGATCCTGGCGAAACGCCACTACCTCGTGGTGCAGGGCGTGTCAGCCGTGTTCGCCGACTCCACCTGCTCGGGGGCGTTCGAAGGTGCGCACGCCATCGGGATCCATCCGTTGACGAAGACCGAGGCCGGCGTCCTGTGGCGATGGATCAACGACCCCATCTGCCCCGCCGGCCGCTGGGAGCGCGACAGCGTCCTCGAGCGCTACGCCGAGGCGTACAGCCCGACCGTGCGCTTCGGGGCGTTCACGGATCCAGTCCCGCCCACGACGTACCGCCTGCGCATCGGGGCCAATGCCGTCGTGCGCCTCGCCTCGGTCACGCCCACCGGCCGCATCTCTGGCTGGACGAACGACCGCTGGGGCGACACGGCCTCCACCGCTCCGTGCCGTGCCCCCGTCGTCAAGCGCGGCACCGTCTCGGGCTCGGCGACCGTGGCCTACGTCACCGCAGGCAAGTACGCGCGCCGCTGGGTCGGCATCGGGCGCGGTGTCACCGTCACGGGCTCGTAGGGAGGCCGAAGTGGTCGTGCATTACCGGATGGCCGATCCCGGGGAAACGGTGTCGGGCGGGACGACGTCGTTCGTTTCCGACGCCTGCTGGTGTGCCTGCTCGATCTGCATGTCGGGCTCGTGCTGCCGGTTCCCGCGGCAACCGTACATCCCCGTCCCGCAGCCCTACATCGCCCCGCCGCCCTACATCCCGACCACCACGGGCACGGGCACGGACACGACTCCCGCACCCCTCTTCTGCCTCCCGACGGAGCACGACTTCATGCAGTTGGACGGCGCGCTTCGCGTGTTCTGCCGTCACTGCGGCACCTCCAAGGACGTGTAGCCATGAGCACCATCCAGGCCATCCTCGCCCGAGTCCGCGACACGCTCACAGGCGAGCCCCTGCGGGCCATCGTCTACGGCGCGGCCGTGGTCGTGTGGCTCGTCACGCACATCGCCGTGGCCATGGGCTACGGGGCCTTCCGGGCCATCAGCATCGATGAGGCGCTCATCGTCGCGACAGCAGCGGCGGCCACGCTGACCGAGATCTGCAGGCGCTACGTCTACTCGCCCAACACGGTGGCAGCGATCGAGGCGGGCGCGGAGGTGGCGTCCTGATGGTCGCCAACCCGAAGGCTGGCCCGACGCCGCACGAGTGGATGGTCGACGTCCTGGATGCCGCCACAGAGCTCGGCTATGGCGTGGAGTCGCTGACACCCGGCTCTGTCCGCATGAGCGACCGGGCGCACACGATCACCGTGGAGACCATCTTCCTGAGCGGCGATACGCTGCGTGCACTGTTCCGGTCGCGTCGGGAGCCCACCCCCGTAGCGAGCACGACCGAGTGAGCCAGCGTTACCGCGTGTGCTCCCTGCCCGCCTGCCCCCGGCTCACGGATGACGCGTCGGGGCGCTGCAACCTGCACCCATACGACCAGAGCAGCCGCAATCACCACGGCGTTCCACGGCAGGCCCGAGGGCTGGGTGCGGAGTTCGATGCGGCGAAGCGCGCTGTCATCGAGCGTGACGGCGGCGTGTGCCAACTGCGGCTGCCCGGCTGCACCGTGGTCGCAACGACAGCGGACCATGTCGTGCCTCGATCGCGGGGTGGAAGCAACGCGCCGTCCAACCTGCGCGCGTCGTGCGGGCACTGCAACCATGCCCGGGGTGCCCGCCCGCTGTCCACAGACCCCCAGGGGGGGTCAAATCCTCGCACCCCTGGGGGAATGAGGAC